GCTGATTGGCCACTGCGGCTTTTTCGTTGATGTTAATAATGCTTTCTAAGATGTGATCAAAATTATAATAGGTTGATTCACGCTGTAGTTTCTTCATTGAAGTACTACCATCTGGATTGGTAATTAACTTGTTTTGACTTCCGCCAACATAGTCTTTGAATCCCGGGCCGGTCTGGGTGGCAGTTGTTTTGCCAGCGCCTCGTTGCCCTTTCAATTTGTCTTTTAGTGCATTTTGTTGTGCCGGAGTTAATTTACCGGCCGCAGGGGCAGGTGCGGGCGCAGGGGCAGGTGCGGGCGCAGGGGCAGGTGCGGGAGCTGCCGACACTTGTGATCTTTTATCTGTTAACCATGCATCAGCATACTTTGCTGCTTGACCAACCATTGCTGAATTTGCCTTTACAGCGGCTAATTTTTTTACAGGATCAAGGATACCTGCACTTGATGCCCTGAAGTCTTGCGTTGTTCCTGCTCCAGGAGACACAGCTTGGCCCAGTGCTGTACCTATTGCACCTAGAACGCCTTCGTCAGTGCGACGTGGACGATTTAACTCATGAATTTGCATCAGTTTTTCTCACAGTTCTTGTAAATTTGCCCGGATCTCGTAGGTTGATAGCATTGATCAACTTGCGTTGCAAATTCTTAGCTGCCTCGGGCTCGTAACTGGAGTCAATCTGCTCTAGCAAGCGTATAGCACTGGCAATGATGTTGCCAGCACGATTTTCGATAACATAGCGGGAGTCACGCTCCACATACATGCTGTCTAATTCTTCTAATAAACTACGAGTTTTCTTCTGCATTTTAGTCCCGAACCCTTTGTGTTATTTATTTGATATAAGGTCAGACTATGATTGTTTAATTTGCCCCAGTAGTTGTTTGAGCTTGGTACTTTGAACATCTGCTGTGATTTTTTCTGCCGCATCGGGCGTTAATTCTTTGCCACCAGATTGATAATCCCAGGCGTGTGTGCCTGTTGGTTTTTCCCATTTTGTAGATGTACTGCCCGGTGAGTCGGGATCAGCAGGCTTGAGTTGACTTTTTGCTTTGATTGAGTCCATAAGTGAACTTTGGGGACGGTTGTACCCGGTTCCTTCGTCCCCGCCTTCATCAGTAATGCGCATAGTTTCAATGTTATACTCCAAATCAATTTTTTGACCAACGCCGGTCGAGCTTCGAGATTTCATACACTGTATCTGATACTTGCCACGTTCTTTCATAGCACGACTAGTAAAAATACCAAACACATTATCTGCTGTGTTAATTTTACTGATACCACCTGAAATATGGCTGTGGTCAAATTCAATTTCTTCCACAGCACTACGATTCAACTGCGATGCAGTGACCATCAACACACCCAGTTCTTTGGCTAAGTTACGCAGTTCTTCACTCACATACTTGTCTTTCACAAACAAGTCATTGGGACTGACTTTGGCACTCACTGGCATCAACAAGTCTAAATAGTCAATCATCAGGAAGTCTACTTTAATCCCTGTTTGGATCTGCACTTCTTTGACATAACTGCGGATGTCATTGATGTTGCTCTGTGCCGGCAATGCCTTAACACGATACTGCCCAGACTTCTTGGCAACCAGTTTAACTTTAAGTTCTGTTGTGTCAATGTCTTTGCGGATATCTTTTGTTGACATGTTGGTCAACATGGCATCTGTACGCAATGACGTAAGTTCTTCACTAAGTTCTAGTGTAATGTAAACACCGCTGAGTCCTTGTTGTAGCCAGTTTAGTGCAATGTTCATCATCACAAGCGACTTGCCGGATCCAGATCCGCCTGCAAAGATGTTGAGTTCGCCACGACTGAATCCACCATACAACAATCTATCCAGTTGTGGCCAGCCGGTAGAAACCTGCCCACCTGAGTTAAAGTATCGGTTAATACGACTTGCAGGATCAGCAAAGTAATCTGTGCCCATATCTTTTGTAAGAGAGATCTGTACTGCATCTTTGATCAGTTTCTCAACTGGTTCAAACTCGCCCTTCTCTAGTAAGTCTGCACTTTTAAGAATAGCACGTTCAAGCTCTTGACGCTTGGTAAAGCCTTCAAACTCAGTCATGAACCAATCAAAGTGCCCTTCGTTCAAATCCGGCACTGGTTGTAGTTTTATTCCGGTAGTTGCACTAATCTGCATCTTGTCAGGCATAGTTTTATGCTTGTCCGTGTGCTCTTTAATGAACTCGGCTGCCGGACGCAAACTCTTGTCAAAGTTTTGTGGATTATAAATGTTTTGAACACGCACATAACTGCTGGCGTCTTCTAACATCATTTCTAAGAATAATCGTTGGACTTCAAGTCCGTAATCTTTTAACAAGTTGTTTCTTCCTTAGTTCTATTTTAATTTTACTGCTCTCACTCGATTGCATTATAGTTAGCAGTGTTGTTAACTTGCCCCAGAGTTTCACAGCATCGTTGATATCTTTGACACCCGATGGCCAGTCCGGAATACTAACACTCCATCCCAGTTCCACAGCACGATCAATTAATTCTACACCTGCAGTATCTTGATCTGGAACCACAACAACATTGCGTCCTAAACTACGTATTAGTCTTGCTTGATCATCACTTATTTCGTTGTGCATCACAGCCAGTCCACTGATGCTGAGTGCGTCAAAGATACCTTCTGTAACAATCACATGTTGCCAACCTGCTTGCTGTAGGTCTATGCCAAACACATAGCCCTTTTGCATGTCGTTAATGTAGCGTGGATTGCGATCGTCTAAAAATCTTATTGTACTACCTACAACTTGATTGTTGTACGTAAACGGAACAACGACACCTGCTCGTGTTGTGGCAGATACCATGATGGGATAGTCTTCCGGCACCTGCCTGCCACGCAGATATGCCCATTGATCAGGCGTTGCTGGTGTTACAAAATCTGTAAATTCAGGCAAATCTGTTTCCGTAAACTCAATGGGTGCTGTGTTGTTCCACACACGCTGACGGTCTTCAATCATGCCTTCCATGCTACGATGGCGCATGCTTTCAAGATTGATTTGATTGATATCGTTCTCAGGAACACCAATCCATTCCAGCAGGCGTCGTGCTTTGAATCCGATATTGCGCCCAAGAATAAAACTTGTTTTGTATCCGCAGTTAAAGCAGTGATAACTCCAGCCTTGGTCTGACAGTTTGATACCACCACGTCCACGACGATCTGGTGTGTTGCCGTTGTGTACACAACAGGGTGCGTTAAAAGAAATCCATCCAGAACCGGACTGTTTTCTTTTGCCTGGTAAAAATGCCAACACGTCAATCATGCTACTATTGTAACACGTTTTGTAGAACAACGCAACTTGTTTTGGCTTACCGGTACTTCAAGTTTACCACACGGCCGGTGGAAACAAGTACCTGCACTGACTGCATGGTAGGAGGAACAGGACGATATCCAGCGCCACCGGATATCAATGTAATGCCACTGATTGAACTGCCTGATATACTGGCAGTGGCCACAGCACCTGCGCCTTCGCCTACAAACTCAATCAAGGGCGGAGCCAAATAACCAAAACCTGGGTTAGAAACAGTGACTCCTGTGACAATGCCATTGGCCACTGTGGCAGTTGCTTGACCTGGGTTGCCCATTGCTTGACCGTTTGTACCGGTGGTGTATATGCTGTTGTTGAAACACAGACGCAATAACGGATGCCATCCAATCACATTCATGTAAATGGTTTCAGTTCTGTTATAGTACTGTGTGGATTCTGTAACATTGTACCAGATACTTTGATAGTTTTCTGCGGCCTGGGCCTTGATTGTACCTGTGTAGCCAAGCAAGTCCATCTGTATTGTGGTTACCGCACCCACTGGTTCTATGAAACTGCTGTAAAATTCAGTTGGTTGGTAAGGACTGTAGTTGTTGATTGCGCTGCCAGCATTTAGTGCCCAATCTGGATATACACTACTGCTGGACCCGCCATAACTGACCTGAGCTGTGATTTCTGTAGTGGGAATTGTCAAATTAGCACTGGGCACGTACTGAGGATACACACTGTCTACCACATCAAGTGGGGCACGAGCACCCGATTGTGCATCTGTGTACACTGCTTCTATCAGATTGCCACTGGCTCGCATGATACTGTAGGCAGCGGGCTGTGCCAACACAGTATCAAGTTCTGCTGTGGTCAGTGTTACTTTGGCACGACCATACTGTGCATTGATAACAACCATTTCTTTTTGAACCAATAACGCATCGCCATTCTGGCTAACCATTCTAAATGTCAGTGTGCTGCCTGTGATATTCACCGGCTTTTCGTCTTGA